CCGTACAGGCTTTGCAAGTTATTCACCGCGTTGCTTACACCCTGGGAATCTACTGCGGCTTCACGCAATTCGGTAGCGTCCTGGACCCCGGAGACCGGTGACGTCGTAGCTGTCGTGCTTTTCCCTACTGCAGCACCTGCTACCGCTTGAGTGAGTGCCCTGTTCACATCGATATCGCGGCCGAGAGCCACATCCACCGCTGCTGAAGCGAAGCCCTCTTGCCCACCCTCGGTGACTCCCTCAGCGCCGACTCTTCCGATGCCTTTAGAGACCACATTGTCGAGTTTACCAAGCGCGAGATCGCCAAGCTTGCCGATCGTTAATTGCACTGCTGCTTCAGTAGCCCCAGCGGCGAACCCTGCTTTGCGAGCATCGGCAAGTGCGTCGCTATGATTTTTACCGGCCTTTACCGCATCGTCGTACGCATCAATGGCTGCACCACCTGCGGTGTCTTTGGTGTCGACGAGCCCACTGGCCACTAGCACACCACGCGCCGTGCCACCACCAAGGAAAAGTGCGGGTAGCTCTTGACGAAGTTCAACCGCCGTTTGTCTTCCGAGTCCGCTCGTTCCATCGATGATTCGACCGGCGATCACTCCGAGCTTTTCGAGGCCTTGCGCTTGGTCCACCAGCTGCAGGGTGTCGTTCCAGTTCTTAGTGTCTTGTGGGCCGGTGCCGATTGACTGCCCAAGCTTGATTAATTCGTTTCCGCCCTTAATGAAAGCGTCGGCCACAGGTTTGTTATCAAGCATGAGCGCGGTGCCACCGATCACATTCTTCTGCAACTCCCCTGCGGCTTCTAGTGCGGTACTCACCGACTGAGTAATCGGGGAATTTGGGTTATTCTGCAGGTAAGCGTTCGCGGCGTCACTGCTGAGCTTCATCTGGTTCGAGAGTGCATTCGACAGATTCTGGAAGAACCCGGTGGATTCTACAGGCTTCGCGCTTTGTGCAGCAGCAAGTGCATTTGCGGTGTTGAGAAGCGCGGCTTCCTGCTCGGCTGTCTTACCCGAGGCCACACCCCGACCACTACCCTCAACTGGGGTAAGACCCAGTTTCGGATCTTCTTGGAAGGTCGCAGTGCTGTAAAGCTTTCCTTGGAAATTAAAGGTGGAGTTAGGACCGAATGCTTCTCTCGCTGCAGCGTAGGCAGCGCTGAAATTCGGAGCGTTTGAGATCTTCTCGCTCACCGCCTGAGAAGCACCCGCTCCTGCGAACTCTCCGGCTCCTGCCTTGATTTCGCCCGTACCCACGGCTTCCCCCGCACCCATTCGCACCGCTTCTTGCGCATTCGCGATTTGGGTAGCGAGCGCTTGCCCTGCGGTAGCATCCACGAGATCTGGATCGTAGCTGGTGTCGCGCGAAGTTGTAACTGCCGCTGGCGCTACCGCACCGGTGGTCACTGCCTTTGAGACTTCGAATGCGGTCTGGTCGTCTGCTCCTGCGGCTTTAGCGGCGGTGAAGGCCGAAGCTCCTAAATCCTGCTTGGCGTCAAGACTTTCTTGTCCGGCAGTCGAGAGCGCAGCGACCTGGGAATTCGCGGTCGCTTTATCGATGGTGCGAGTGAGATCTCCAGCTGCCATCACCGCTGCGTTAAAGTTACCGCTCTCCACCGCTTTTATTACCTTAAGTGCGGTCGCGGCGGTTTGCATGTCGGTACTGCCGGTGAGCTTCGAAGCCGAATCCAGTGCTCCTACCAAATCTCCGGACTGAATCTTGGTAATCGTACTCGCGGCGTTCAACGTGTCGCCTAGTGTGATGTTACCGCCTAGGCTCGTTCCTGCCAGTTCCGCCCCCATTGTGGTTCCGGCCAGGGTGGAGAGTGCACCCATGACATTACCCTTCTGCGCGGCATCTGCAGCTCGAAGCACAGCAGAGGCATCCGCGAATCCACCGGCCCCCAATAGGCTTGCCCCAGCACCAAGCACGTTGCCTTGGCTGGCTGCAATCACCCCATTTAGCACCTGAGCGAAGGGAGCAGTTGCAGGGATAAAAGAAAGAATCGTTAATGCCGGTCCGACTTTATCGAGATCGCTAGTACTGACTCCAGAGGTCGTGATCTTGGGACCACCCTCGCCAAGCATCAAGTTGTACATTGTCCCACCGGGTCCGGTGTAGGTGGAACCAAATGTACTGCTGAATTCTTTCCCGGTCGGGTCGATCAGGCCTTGCCTCTGCGTACTATAATCACCTTGTTCGGTGACCTCGGTGTCTTCAAATGTGTGGGCTTTCAATTCTCTTAGCTGGTCAACGTTTGTGATTCCGGAGTCGATCAACTGTCTTGCCATATCAATTACGACTTGCTCAGCAGAGGAGGGGGCACGCCCCAACACCGCCGCCGTTTGGTCAAAGTCGAAGCCTACCGACTGGCCCTGAGTGCCATAGACTCCACCTTTAGACTGTTTTAGATCGACCAATGGGGCTAGTGCACTTGCGAAGCTTAGTACTTGCTTCGTGTCGTAGGTGTTTCCCCGGTAATCGGTCATCTTCGTCGGATCACCGACTGAGATCGGAATTCCGGAGTCCTCTTGGTAGGAGTCCTGTTCAGTATAACCATTCGAGCGCTGTAACGCTCCACCCCCAGAGGTCGTGGTCCCGCTGGCTAAGGATCCCAAGGGTCCGACGCCCGGAACACCCCCGGCGGGAGCGCCCATGTTATCGTCAATCGTAGGAAAGTAGTCACTAAAGCTTCTGCCGGTAGCGCGTAAAATGTCTTCATCACGCACTAAAAATTCGGCCATCGCAGCCTTAGTCGCCTCCTCGGTGGGATTGTTGGCGAAGAAGTTACGAATATTTTCGTTCATCGCCTCAAGGCCTATACCGCTGGGTTCAATCGCGTAGTCGTAGGCGTATTTGGTCATTATTTCACCGATGTGCTAACAACATTAACTAATTCAGCTGCCCAGTCTTTCCAGTCGTCGAAAACGTAAGGACTCGGTACCGCATCTTTTACGAATACATCGATTCCGGCGAATCCTGCAGCCCAAGATTTCCAATCGTCTTCGCTCCCTGGAATCTCGAGCTGCTGTGCACCGTAAGCCTCGACCATGAGCGCCGCCCAAGAGTCCCAGGTGTGGTAGCGGGGGTCGTAAACGAGCGCCATCAGGAGTAACCTCGGACATCGCCAAGGTCTGCACTCAGCAGCAGCTTTCCGAGTTGATAGTTACCACCGGCGACATTCGACACGAACTGCAGCCGAAGCTCTCGACGTTGCTCACGTAGGTCGATTTTGGTGGTAGAGGAATCGAAGGTGTACGGCCCCGTGGTGTCGTCTGACCCCTGCGCATAAGATCGACCCTTGACGTACATTTGCATTTCGCCGGAGAGAATAAAATCAGGTTCTACGCGCTCCAGGTGCAACCAATTATTCTGGCCGGTCGGTGCGGGTTCCGAAGGACCACCCGAGACCCACCCGAGGTCATTAGTCTCGAAGTAAGACTCGATCGCAAGCACCGTCGTGCCACTCACCTCGTCGGTCCCGTATTCGTGTTGCCACATGGTGACGTAATTCCCGACCGTAGCGACGGTGAGCACAAGCCCAGCACCAGCGGGGATTGAAGCGGAGAGTGCGTCTCCGACCGTGTAGCCCTGCCCTGGATTGTAGATGATAGCCGAGGTGATCACGCCACCGGCGACGATGATGTTCGCGGTAGCTCCCGTTCCAGTACCGCCCGTTAAGGCTTGATTGTTGTAGGTACCGTTCGTGTATCCAGCACCAGGATTCGTGATCGTGAGACTCTCAATACCGTTCGCTGAAGTGATATCATCACCAGTCTCGATCGGTCGGGCGAACACTTGCGAGAAGTACCCGGCGGATCTTCGTGCACCAACTGCAGTACCGACGTCGTACCAGCAGTTTTCGCGAATATTATAAATGACCGCGTCGTTACACTCGGACTCAGATGACCCATTCGGGAAGAACCACCAGACTTCGCCAAATCTGGGAACCTTGGTAACCCACACCTTTTCGCGGTAGTTGTAATTCAGATTATCAAAGAAATAGTTCTGATTAAACGGATTGGGGATCTCTTTAACCACCCCGTTGTACAACAGGAATCGATCAACGCCGCACCAGTAGTAAATGCCGTCGTATTCGATGACGCATTGCGAAGACATGATCGAAGACTGAGTCGAAATTATGTCGTAGCGCCAGTATTGGGTGACCGTAGTCGCTCCTGCGGTAATCGAGGTCGGAGCGTAACTGACTCGAACCAAAGAGTCCAGCGACCAAAAAAGTCCCGAGGGTGAATTAGAGCCACCCCGGACAGGGAGTCCTTGAACGATTTTACCAGTAGCGACGTTCACCTCGTTCGCATCAGCGGTGACCCAGTCCTGGAAATTACCACTTGAGCAATTACGAATCAGGCCATTGTTACCATAGACGAACACATAGGGATGTAGGACCACCACGCCACCCGAGACGCTGACGTTATTATCAAAGGTGAGTGTGGCTGCACCGGTGGTCAAGGCGTTGGTCGAAAATGTCACCGTGGTGCCTACGATGCTCACTACCGTGGTACCCGCCGCGAAATTAGTGGTCGGTCCTACAGTCTGCCCCGCGCCGATAAGCGGATTCGCAGCTGCAATAGTACCCGTGTTCGAACCGGTGGTGAGAGTGACCGAGTCGGTAAACGTTCCGATCTTCCCAAGCGTCGATCCCGTGATGTCGCCAGCCAGCACCGGGGTGTTCGCCGAGCTGTTAAGATCCGCGAGATTCTGCCCGGGATGTGCAAGAAGATAAGTGAGTCCGGAACCCAGTGTGTCCGTGAAGGAGTCGAATTGCCAAAGGTTATTCGCGCTGGCCGTGAAATCCGTAAGTGTCATGTCGGACACCCCGGAGCCCACACCGCTGTTATCTACAGGGGTCTTCTGAAGACCACCCGAGTAGCCAGTGAACACATTATTTAGCACTCCCTGTGGATTTACGAACATTCCTCGCACTGGCCCACGAATAGAACCGGTGATTTTTGAATACCCGCCGATTTTTCTGGGTCTTCCACGTTGGAATCGTACCCATCGACCGTCGGTGTAGTACAGCTTGTCGAAAAGCGTGCCATCCCGCTGAATCCCGGGCTTCGTATCTAAAGCGAAGACTTTAGAGGTCATTAAAATGCGCCCCCGGCTAGGCCCTCGGAAGTCAAAAGGAATTTATTCACCCCAGTCACTGCGAATGCTAATTGACCCGCTGCGGGACGCCAAAGCCCGGTACCGGTTTCGGAGGCGAAGGACAACGATGGTGCAGTGACAGTGCCGTCGACGAGAGTCACCGTTGCCGAAGTCACCGAAGCCGAACTCGCGGTGTAAAAATTCGTACCGTCGCAAATTACCGTGGCTCTTGTGCCTTGCGCCACCGCAGTCGTAGCACCCAGGCCAGTGCTCAGAGTCAGCGTGAATGAACCCGAAGTCTGATTGTTCACTACGTAAAGATTCACGACCGGGGGATAAATCACCATAGCATTGCTGGTAAGAGCCCCGGTGAAGGTTTGGATATTGTTTTGCGCTTCGCTTGAATTCAACGTTGTCGTACCACCCGGAGCGACGGATTTCACTAAGGCTGTGAAAGCGAAGTTCGCATTAACCCCATAGCCGACCGTTATATAAGCGCTGCCAGTACAGACGATGAAGGACGACTCCCCGGGATTGTAGACCTTAGCCGATGCCCCATCAATAAGCTCGGCACCAGTCGTCGAGACCGTGAATGCGCCAGTGCCGTTGTTTTTAAACAACGCGAACCAGTTGTCGCCCAACGTCGCTGCAGCGGGTAACGTGTAACTCCCAGCACCGCCAGACCAAAGTAGTGTTTGTGCGCGATCGGTGGTCGCGAACGTACCACCCGAAGAAGCTGCGAGCACTGGGTGGCTTTGATTCAGCGTCGTCGTAATCGCCAGGAGCCCTTTACCCGCTAGTGCTGCCGCGTCAGCACCCGAAGATCCGATCCCGAATGCGATTACGCCCCAAGTACCCGCAGCCGTGGAATTCGTGGTGACGTAGACGTACTGCGCTTCTCCAGCGGCGATGGAAACTATCGTATTTCCAGCGTTATCAGCTACCGTGAAAGAACTAGCACCTAGGTTACGTATCAGCGAGTCAGTGCCTACCGAAGTCGCGTTAGCCGCAGGCATTCGCAGCGTGAGCCCCGCAGTCGTCGGTAGCACCTCCATGATTCTCGAGGCGTACGTCCCGGTGTTGCTGTTGGCCAGGGGCCATTCCAGCGTCGTGTTCGTCGAAAGTGTGAACGATCGGTAGCTTACATCAGTAGGCTGGACGATGTCGCCGGTAAAGGGGGAGACGTAAGTTGGCATATCATGTATCCACGGCTACGGCTTGACGATCGGCGATGCGGAGCTTGTCTTCGGTCTTGAGTTCGGCGACGTATTTATCGTACATCGACTGCCAAGTCGGAATCCGGGGGTCGTTCTTCAGGAACGGCATAGCTTGCAGGAGCGACCCGTAGAGCATAGCTTGGGGCGCGTATTCGGTAAACCAATTGGTTTGATTCGTGGAATCCAGCGGTACCGGACGCTCGTAGTAAAGCACTTCGAAAGCGTAGGCTGCAGCCGGGGTGGGTCCAAGAAACCAGTGCGTGTAATCGTAGTCCGCGTAGTAGAGCGGGACGTCGGTCTCGGTGGGGTCGGGCCAATAGTTCCGTATATATTCGTAGCGACGTTCAAGCACCGGTCGACGTTCACCCGCTACAGTTACATTGATGGATACCGTTTTGCGCCACCTCGCGGGTTTAGCTACCACCGGGTCACTTGCGGTGAGTGTGGACGTATCGACCGTGAGGTTCCCGAGAAATTTTATCTCTGCCGCCAGGATCTGCTCAGCTAACATTATGAACGTCGGAATCTTATCAATAGTGGCCGTATCCGTACGTTCCAAGTAGGATTGGACGTCCGCAGCGAGGCTCGTATAAGTCATCGTTACTGCCATGGTTTTACCTCATGAGTGCGGCTTCGGCTGCGCGGCGGCGAGTAAGTCCAGGGAGAACGCGACCGGCAGCTTTATTCCAGAGCATACATTGGTCTGCTGCACCATTCCAATCCCCCGCATCAATGCGCTTTTTGAACGTGGAAACCCGATAGTTCCCTAGACCACAATTATACACCCAACTCGTCACGGCAGCAATGCGTCTTGGTAAAGCAGTTTGTATTTTGGGGGATAGCTTTACCAGACCTCGGACAAAATACTCCACATGATGATCCAGCGCATCTTCGCACTGCCCCATCGTCCAGATGGTACCGGGGTTGATGTCAGGACCTGTTGCACCCCAACCAATAGTCCATGGATGCCCACGGGTTCCTGGGTCAGGATAAGCTGTCACGCGCCCATCAGGCAGACGCTTTGCTAACCCCTCAAACGGCTTGATGAGAACATCTTTGCAAAGCTTCTTAGCCTCGTTCATGACTTGTTGTACTTCTCAATGCTGCGGCCAACGAACCAAAAAGTGAGCATCATGTTAAGCATGGCGAAATCATCTTCGTCATAGGACTTAGTTAGAACTTCAGCCCAGTTCGCGTTGGTCTGGAAGGCGATTGTCAGGCCAGCAGCTTTAACAACAACATAAACCCCAAAAGCAATCCAAGTGAGGCCAGGACGGGTGATAGCAGTGACAAAAGAAGCAAACCAACCTGCCTCCTTTGCGGTCTGAGCCTGCTCCTTGAACGCCTCTTTGATGGTGTCCATCTGTTGGATGGAGTAGTCGACATATTTCTCCTCCATGCGGAATTCTCCGCGCAGCTTCTCAAGGTCGGTCTGGAGTTGAAACATGCTGAGTTCATGCTGGCGCTCGTTCTTCTTGTCCAGGAACTTCAGCACTTCAGGGGCCAAGCGAAACAAGCCACCGAAGATTGAGCCAAGAAGACCGCCGCCGAGTAGCTCAAACATGATTACCCCCTGGCCGTCACGATGTCGGAACCCTTCTTAACCGTTACCTTGCTGCCTTCAACGTCCACTTGCATGGGGGGCTCGGCACGGTCGAGCTTATCAAGACGGGTGATCAAGTCCTTGATGACTTCAAACTCGGGCTTCTCTTGTTTGGGCGCGGTCCCGGCGATGCCGTTCAGCATCTGGATAAGTGCAGTAAGTGAAGCGCCGAGCAAGCCCATTACAGCAGCAATCTTCTCGCCTTCTAAAAAGAGGGACGCGCCAACACCCACGAGCACGATCAGGAAGATGTAAAGCAGCCCATCTTCGCCAATCGCCTTGCCAGCAACCTCTTTGGCCGTATCCTGGGCCTTTAACTCCTCAAGCCTGATTCTGGCCTGAGTTTTAATAACCGCCAACTCGTGGGCTTTGTCGTCCATCAGATACCTAGTAAGCGTTTTACGAAGGTGGCAGCGACACCGGGTCCAAACAGCACGGCAAGAATGGTGGCATAGAGCAACCACTCAATATGCTTCATTCGAGCCTTACCATTATCGAGTGACTCCTCGATATTTTTGTATCGCTGCTCGCAAATCGCCTCATGTACCGACAAACGCTTGTCCAGATCGTCGCTCATGATCGGTCACGCGGCTTGCTCTTCTGCCGGAGGAACCTCCTGCAAGGGGGTCATCGGGGGCTTTGCAGCCTCTTTCATGCCGTCAATCAGGGTGTAGACCTCTTGATACGGGCGAGTGCCCAGGTAGCCGATGATTGCGTTTGCGAGTTCGATGGGAATATTCAGTTTCATAAAATCCTCGATTAGTAAGCCGATCCAGCAGTAATAGCAGCATTGACAGCAGCGAGTTCGTAGCCCGTCCACCAAGGCTTATCGCGCATGATCTTGAGGTGTTCGACGTTGCGGGAAACAGTGCCCTTCGCGTCGTCGTTCTTGGTGATGGTGCGGCCTTGGTAGCTGCCTGCCACATAGCCGTTGATGAGATCCACCGAATCGCCCATCGCTGAGAAATGGCGGTCAAGCTCTTCTTTTGCGGGGATTTCAATAACTTCAGACATCATTAAGCTCCTTTGAGGGTTGCGATTTCAGCTTCGGCTGCTTCAAGCCTTGCAGTAAGTTCTTGGACTGCTTTGACTAGCACAGGGACTAAGGACTCGCCTTGGTATTTCAGCTTTTCAGGGACTTCTGTGTCAATAATGACCGGATCATCGCCTTCAAGAGCAAGAATGTCTTGCGCTAAAAAACCGTACCGTTTGTTTCCGTTTGGCGTTTCATCTTCTCTTGATGTTTTGAATTGAAACGACACGGGGTTAAGTTGATTGATAAACCCAAGACCATGCGGTACGGGTTGGATATTTGTTTTGTCTCTTGCGTCTGAAACAACTGTCCATGCAACTTGAACGTAGGCGTTGGTGATCGCCGTATGCCCCATCACCAACCGGTTATTTTCGGTCGTGACGTTGAACACAGGGTTGTAGTTAATGCCTGCGCCTTCCAAACCGCCGACTTGAATATTGCTGCTTCCCGTAGTGCAGTTGTAGAGCGCGTATCCTCCAATTGCTGTGTTGCAAACTCCAGTGGTATTTGCTTGAAGTGCTTGACTACCCAATACAGCATTCCAAGCTCCGGTAGTGTTTGAATCCAAAGCGCCATACCCAACAGCCGTGTTATTTGCGCCGGTGGTGTTGGCGAAGAGGGCTTGAAAGCCGATTGCTGTGTTGTTGTTTGCGGTGCTATTAGCTTGAAGCGCATCATATCCAAGAGCAGTGTTGCCACTACCAGTGGTGTTGCTAGACATCGCTGATCGACCAATACCGGTGTTGTATTCTCCAGTCGTATTGTTTTGTACGGAACGTGCCCCAAAAGCAGCGTTGTAGTTACCCGTTGTGTTAGCGCCGAGAGCGTTAAAACCAACAGCAGCGTTATCCAACCCCGTCGTATTTGCATCCAACGTCGCATAACCAACTGCTGTGTTGTTAGAGGCGGTGGTGTTGGCGGCGAGAGTCTGATAACCAACAGCGGTGTTGTTTGCGCCAGTGGTGTTGTCGATAAGCGCTTGATGACCGACAGCGGTGTTGTTGGAGGAGGTGGTGACTCGAAGTGCCTCATGGCCAACTGCGACGTTGTAATTGCCGGTGCTGTTGGCACGAAGTGAAGCGTTCCCGATAGCTACGTTATAAGAACCGGTGGTGTTTGAATGAAGCGCTGCGTATCCGGTATTACTATCCTCTGTACCAAAAGCGACGTTATTGACGCCAGTGTTGTTACTGCCTAATGCTGTACGTCCAACAGCGACATTCGCAGACGCCGTGTTATACCGTAAGGCAGCGTAACCAACGGCAACATTTGAATTACCTGTACTGTTGGTGGAAGCCGCTTGAAAACCAAGAGCGACGTTATAACCACCTGTAGTGTTGCCGGAAGCTGCTTGATAACCAACAGCGGTATTGCTTGGGCCAGTGGTATTGTTGTAGAGGGCAGCGTATCCTACTGCATGATTAAATGTGCCGGTTGTGTTTGCTTGTCCAGCAAATGCGCCAACAAACAAACTATCACTAGCCTTGTTGTTTAACCCTGCTTGATAGCCAATCGCTACAAAGTATGAATTTGTTTGGTTTGCATTACCGGCTTGATAACCAACAGTGGTGTTGCCTGCGCCAGTGGTGTTGGCGTTGAGGGCTTGATAACCCACCGCAGTGTTGGTGGACACAGCACCTGCGCCACGGCCTACCCGGACTCCGTAGATCGTCGCATCACCCGTGTCTACAACCAGCTTGCTGCCTGTGACGGCAGAGGTGGTCCCAACCAGCAAGTTGCCCGAGGAGTCGATACGCATCCGCTCGGTTGAAGTGGCAGAACCATCGGGTGTCGTAAAGAACATTAACCGTCCCGGCATATCATTTGCGCCGGGGGTTCCATCTACATGCCCACGAATACTTGCGGCCTCTACAAATTCGGTTCCGTCTGCGCCTTGGAAACTAATAGCGCCTAATCCATCACCTGAAGCAACGGCAGTGTAATCGTTATTAGCAGTTCCACGGCTTCGTCCAAGAAATAATAAAGAAAAAACATCAGCAGATGTTCCGGGGTTAGTTGCTATAGATATGCTGCTATTGCCCCCGCTAACAGATCTTTCAACTTGAAGTAAATTTGAACCAATTGTTGAGTTATCCCATTTATCACGATCTGTCGTAGCATTGATCAGCACCTTACCGCCCGAGAGAATACGCATCCGCTCGGAGCCATCAGTACTAAAAGCAAGCGTATTGGTCGTTGGCAAATACATGCCATTACCCGCAGTGACATTACCTGTGGGAATGAGTTTGGTAGCGGTTACCGTACCGCCTGATGTTAAGTTCGTGCCATCAAAAGTAAGGTTTGAAGATCCAGCAAACGCACCAGCATTGTTGTACTGAACTTGCGTGGTGGAGCCACCGGGGGAGGTCCCTCCAGCAGTTGCGGAGCTTGCAAGTAGCGTGACAACGCCCGATGAATTCTTGAAATAAAGTTTGCCGTCTGCGTAATTCAACGCCAGTTCGGCGCCGTTTGAAGAAGACGTGAGATTGCCTGCCGTAGGTACCGCCGAAGCAGTTCCGCTGCCATAAATGAGGATTGGGGTATAACCTGACTGGGCCATTAGAAGGCACCTCCATAAATACCTGTTGTTGCGGTCACTGTCGTAAACGTACCTGCCGCTGCCGTGGTTGCACCGATCGTTGTGCCATCAATCGTACCGCCCGTGATCGCCACACTGCTTGCGTTTTGCGTCGACATGGTACCCAAACCCGAGATGTCCGTGTTGGGGATACTGGCCGAGGCTGTGAAGGCTGAAGTACCGTTACCCTTAACGTAACCCGTTAAAGTAGCGGCCCCGGTGCCGCCATTGGAGACCACAAGCGTACCACCTAGTGTTAGGGTTCCGCTTGTAGTGATCGGGCCTCCAGAGAACGTCAGGCCCGTCGTGCCGCCATCGGCAGAGACCGAAGTAACCGTACCGCCAAAAGAAGGGGTGGCGGAAATCGTAATGCCGCCTGCCGTATTGCTGATGCTGACATTAGTTCCGGCCGTTAGCGTGTTGAGCGTGTAGCCCGAGCCGTTACCGATTAAAAGCTGGCCGTTAGTGGGCGTTCCTGTAACTCCAGTGCCGCCGTACCCGATACCGATCGTTGTGGCATTCCAGGTTCCTGCCGTCAGGGTTCCAACGCCCGTGATGCCAGTATAAGAGCCCGTAAGACGCGCCGTGTTGAGTGTTCCTGAGGAGATGTTCGAGGCGTTGGTCGTATCCGTTGTGGCCGACGCTGCAAGGCCTGAAACCTGCCCGGAAGTGATTGCAATCGACACGTCAGTCGCAAGGGTTAGCTGCCCTTGAGCGTTGACTGTAAAGGTCGGAACCGTAGCCGCACCGCCATAGGAGTTCGCGGTAACCCCGGTATTAGTAATGCTGAACTGCGTACCGGCAAGCGTAAGACCCGTTCCCGCGCTGTAAATCTGCGCAGACGACACCTGCACAAAGGTGATCGCAGTCGTGCCGAAAGTGATCGTCCCCGAGGTGTTGCAAACGTAAGTTTCACCCGCGCCGGTAAGCCCCGAGGTGACGAAGAAAGCATCGCCTTCGCCAAGTGCGTTGGGGTCCTTGAGGCCGTAAGAGTCAGCGTCAGTCGCACGAGTGAGTACCCAAGCGATCGATCCACTACCGACCGTGGTGACCGTGTAAACGCCGTTTTGGGCAGGGGCGGCTTGGTTATAAACCAGGATTCGATCGTTTACCGAAGCTGTAACGCCGTCGGGCGCAAAAGCCGCCAGGGTGCCTGCGTTGGTAAGCGTGGCTCCGACGCCTGCAGTGCCGTTGTTATAAGTCGCGGTCAGTGCGCTTGGCGCTTCGTACTTGACTGGCGTGTGATAAGTGATGCCAGAGGCCGCAATCGTGTCGACATACGACTTGTTAACGATGTCGGTCGCGTTCGTTGGGGTGGTACTAATCGTGCCCGTCGTGGTCGTGACTGAGGTAAACGTACCCGCAACAGGGGTCGACCCGCCAATGATCGAGTTATCAATCGTAGAACCCGAGATCGTCGCTGCGATCGAGCCGCCGGCAATAGAGACCGAGCCCGAATTCTGCGTGGACATCGTCCCCAGGCCGGTAATGTCCGTGTTGGGGATGGTCGCACTTGCAGTCATCGCGGTAGTGCCGGTGCCCTTTACATAGCCCGTTAACGTATTGGTACCTGTACCTCCGCTACTCACGTTCAGGGTGCCAGCTAGAACAATGTTACCGTTGGTTGGCGTGGACGGAGTGAAGCCGGTAGCACCCGCGCTAAAAGATAAGACGCCTCCGGCTAATGAAAACTGCTGCCAAGACCCCGAGGTATAGCCTTCAAACTGGGACAGGTCCGCATTAAAACGGAACTGGCCATCAATACCGCCGGGTCTTTGCGCCGTAGTACCCTTGGGCACTTGTATTGATCCCGTACCCGGAATCACCGGATCTGTAGCAATGGCGAGAGTGGGGTTTCCGGATACCCCATTTCCGTTGGTAACGTCTATCTGATTCGCGGTCCCCGCGATTAACCGAAGTCCAGCGGTGGTACCTGCGTTGACGAAAGGAATTCCCGAACCACCAAGATTCGCGAAAGCCGCAGCGAGACCTGAAAGCGAAAGTGTAGGATTCGCCCCAGTCCCATCGGCATTGGCGATTGTGAGTCCTGCGCCTGAAGTCGCTATTTGGCGTGCGACAATGGTAGAAGCCCCGGATTTTACGATAATCCCTGCACCTGCAGCCTCGAGCGATCCAGAAGCACCGTTCAGTGATAATCGCAAAAAAGAAAGCGCCCCACCGTCGGTTAACCCAAGTCCGGTGTTTACCGCGAAGTAACGACTGTTTGATAATGAAAGCTCCTGATTTACGGTCAGGAACGTTTGCGTTTGACTGGGTGTAGCAGCTATCGCACCCGTGGTAGTCTGAACGGTTTGACCATTCTGTACGACCGGAACGATTTCCGAGCCTGTGATAGCACCTGCTGGAGGCAGCTGATTAATTGAGATTTGTGCGGCCATATCAGGTGCTCGGAGTCAAGGGGTTGATATTTCCGTTATTACCCGGGGTGTTGTTATTCTGCGTAGAAGAAATTTGCAGATTGTTCCCTGTGCTAGTAACCAAATATTCGTTCGTATCCGCCACCGATTCGTCTGGGCGAGGAAAACGCAGGTTTATCCGCTCGGTCTTTCTGGCTGGTAATCGGTAGGGGTCGAACTGGTCAGCGCAACCCTGGTCGCAGACTCGAAGTCCCGGAAAATTCGGGTCCTTACGCATGACCGAGTAGTAACGTTTCATCTTGCATCGATCGCAAATCGCGATAGCCAGCGAGGAGTTACCGGTGGTATCGAGAAAGATCGGCATTATCGTGTGTACACGGCGATGTTTGGTGCCCAATAAATCGGGGACTTGTCGCGCTCTTCCTGCTCGGCCTCGTTAAAATACTGGTCGGCGAGTTCTTTCAGGTACTTCGCACGGTCTACGGCGACTCCAGGGAGCGAAAGCGACATATGCTGCGCGAGCATGTACTGAATGGCCAAGCACCACCGATCGGGGATCTCGAGCGTGTTCGAAAGCTTACCTACGTCCTGGACGAGCCGCGAGTACCAGACGGTCATCTGGATAAAAGCATCGCTCGGCGTTGGCCACAAGTAAAGCGTGGGCTTCGGGATCGTACGATCAAACCAATACTGGTAGGGCTGGTTCGCGGTGAAGTTCTTATTGGGCAAGTTCGTGTAGTCGTCGCGGTTCAGACGGGCCATCTGAATCTCTCGGCTATTGTTACCCAGGTAGAACTCTCTGAGTGCAAGCGTGGTACCTCCGGAGGCCCGGACGCGGTATCCGGTGACATCCTGCCCTGGATCTATATCGGTCCAGAGCCACTGATTATCGGTGACGGTCACGGTCCCCAGGTCTTCGAGCGTATTCCAAGTCACTCCGAGATCGTTCGAGTATTCAAGGATCAGCGTCCAAACCGCATCACCACCCCCTGAAACATAAGGGAGAAGTCCAATGGAGCCTATGTACTGGGGGTTCCCCGACCCGTACTGAACCGAGATGTTACCATTCGTCGACGTTTGCTGGCAGTAAGTACTTGTATCACTATCAAAAGCAAAAGCCACTGTCCCACCCGCCGAAGTCGCGTATGTACCCGAGGGTCGATTCATCGTGCGGTAAAGCACGTTGAGCGCGTCATTCGAACCTAACGGTAATTCGTACTGGTACTGGTCAGGCTTGAGGCCGATCACGATCTTGTCGATCGCCCAATACTGAATGCCTTTGTTTATCAGCGCCGAGAGCAGAAAGGTGAGATTCTGCTTGGCCGATCGAGTCTGTTCATTGGTAAGCTCTTCCGCGAGTTTACCGCACTTGCGAGCACCCTCGTCTATGAACTCTTGAACCGTTACTATTGTGGTGCCGACTGTACCCGAAGTCGTCATGAAAGTCCTTTACCATCCGGGGCATTTCCACCTGCGGAGACTTGCCTTGGCTCGTGGTGCATCACCCGATGCGTTCTTCACGACACCCGACATTCTAGCACAGAAACTATCCTTGCGTGAACCCCCCTGAGGCTGCGGGGCTTTCAGGTTCGATCCGGTTTCCCGGTTGTATTTGGCTCGGCCTTTCGCAGTGAGTCCTGCGCCTTCAGATGTCGGTAACTTTTCACCGCGTCCGACAGCCAGTGCAACACCTCCCTTAGCCTTTCTTTCAGGAAGCTTGCCATAAGACTTACCTTTCACATTAGACGAAGTATACTCGGCGGCAGTCGAAGGCGAAATTCCGACTTTTTTGGCGAACGCGGGGTTGTGCTCCGCAGCTTTCATTAGTCGAAATTGAGCCTTGGACTTTGCTGGCATTATGACACCTGCACCATAGTAGCAATCACCGATGGGATCGCTGGGTAAGCAGGCGAAACGCTTGCAGGCAAATGCTCCATAGTCAGCGTAGCCACCGTCGGTAGCCAGATGATCTCGACGTATTGGCCAGCAGTAAGACTCAAGAAGATGTTCCAGGCCGTCACGCCATAACCAAAAATGCTTGCACTTTTCCTAGCTGGGATCGTAGTCTGAGTAGCCGAATTCGCGAGATCCGCGCCATTTACGCGAAACCAAATAGTTACATCCTCCTGCGTGTTCTCGACGTTTTTGAACTGTGCACTGAACTGCAGGTTATAAATGCCAGTCCTGGGTACCGTGATCCTGCTGTTACTCGCAACAGTAATCCCGTCGGCGATATCGACCGTGTTGTAGGTCATAGCCGTCCCAACAGAAATGCTGCCGGTCTGGTCCAGCGTGCTACTAAACCCGCCATAGCTTGCGTCATATTGCCTCAGAACATCGAGCGTGGCTTGGACATTGGCGCCACTTTGAACCATGGGGATTAACTCCGCTCCAGTCAAAGTAGCTGCACTCGGCATTGCCGAAATTTTTTGATCAGCCATTACGAGGCCTCCAAGACAATTTTGCTGTCGTCTTCTTGAAGAACATAGCCAGGACTCGTCTCATCAAGAATGTAAAATGTGGTCACCGGAGTTCCACCATAAACGTCCACCACCCCGTCGTCGCCCACATCAAGACCAAAATCAGTACCGCCAATGACGTTCTGTGCACCAACCCCCGAGGCAAACCCGTCCGAAGTGTTCGCCTGATTAGCTACGTCGGAATAACCTACGGGTGGCATTAAATTCCTGCTTGGATTAACTTAAGCGTCGCAGTACCAGATCCAGAATTGACGAGGACCTTAATCGCGGTTACCGGAAACGCGTAATTTCCGTCGGCGTTCGCCGCTTGACTCGCTACCGTGGGATGACTGAACCAAGTACTTATCGTACCCGAAGGATCATCAAAAGAATGCTGCACCGTATAATTCACCGTGCCCGAGACTATAACGCCGAAACCGACGTTGAATGGGCTGATGTTAGTATTCATGACGATAGAGTCGCTGGACCCGACACCAGTTTTAGAAACTGTTTGAACTCTCACACCAATCCCCAAATATTAGTGGGGGCCGAAGCCCCCGACTATTAACAAGCTACCTTACCACCCTTCTTGAAAGTCCCGGAAAGCTGGGAAATCGCAACGGGTTGAGAAGGAGCCTTTTTCGGCATCGCTACGGGTCGGCCCGAATCAACTACGCCCCCCGTAGCAAAATGCTTTTTTGCAGCACCACCTTTCTTGTAGCCACCGGCGTTACCCATCTTGACGTCACCAGTAGGCGCAGAATTATGGTCGGGTTTTGCCTCAACCACCTTCGTCGTCTTCTTGGTCATCGTCTTGATGATCCCGCCGTTTTTAAAGCCACCTTGACCGTCTACTACACCACCTGTCGCATACTCCCCGGGCTTCGTAGACTTCGCGATACCGCCAGTCTTGAGACCCTTGTGAGCTTTCGATGCAGGCTTACCTGCGTGTGCCTTGAGTGCCTCTAATGCGCCACCCTTCTTGCGCATCATTGGACGACCCATTGGCATCGCCGGTGCTGGAGCCGGTCCTACTTTGGGTACTGCAGCCGCTGCTGGAGCAGGCATCTTCGCCATACGGCGAGTAGCCATTGCCCTAGCTGCTGCTGGATTTCCCATTGGGGTGGTCGGAGGGGGAGAACCCGCTAAAGCGCCCATCGCGCCACCGATCGCTTTTCCCATGGGCTTGTGACCCATTTCGCCCCCTTCTTTCATCATCCGCTTATGAGTGGCGGATCCGCCGCTCTTCAGCTTCAACATGACCGAAGGCTCGGTAGTCATCATTTTGACCATTGGTTTAAATTGGCCCATGATGCCCCCTTATGTGAAGGACTTGTAAACGATCGTCACACGACCTGCGCCAGCGGAGGGTGCGGTGCTGGTGTAAGCGTAGGTCAGCGTCGCGTAATCCACGTCGCTCGTCCCAACGTTCGCCCATGCACTGTACACACCGGTGGTGGCCACCGAAGCACGACCAGCCGAAGCTACACTCGTCGCAGTGACGTAAGCCGCAGCCGATCCAGTCTTACCCACCGTCACTTCGTCGTTACCAGCCGCGTTAAACGCGGTAGTGATATCAATATTGATATCTACGATCTGAGCACCGGCAGGGATAGTGCCAATAGTCACGGTCGTGCTGGTATAGTCGAATGTGGCGGTGATCGCGGACAATACCCCCGCGATATTGGTTACTTCATTATCGTACGCCATTTAGACTCTCCTAGAAGGAGGGGAACCAAAGTCCCCCCACGGTTTAGACGCCAGGAGTGCCGTACATCGCCCGAGGATCGGTGAAGCCGACGTCGTAACGCTCGGTCGCCTTGTAGCGCATCGAGTCAGTTTCGAAGTCACCTTCCATCGTCTTCTCAAGCGCACGACGCATCATGAGCTTCATGCCTTCCGGAGCATCGGTCTGCACCCACCAAGCGGTAGCGGAGGTAAGACGCGAAAGAACGGCTGCACCCTCGTCGAGCAATCCAATGGATTTGACGGGGTTGATGTCGTTGTTCGCGGTACCTGCGCGGAGCACGGACTTGAGCAACACTTCGGCCTGGAAGACGTTACCGGGTGCGACCACCAACTGGCGAGGCACGAGGCGGATCTTCTTGCCGTTGTTGTCCACGGCCTGACGGACCTGGATCAACATCTGCTCAAGCGAGGTCTGCGAAAGGTTTGCAGCGGTCGTCAACTGGTTACTAAAGGTACCGTTAACGATCGGGTGCGATGTGTTGATAAGCGACACACCATCACCACCTGGGTAGGAACTGTTGAAAGCACGGTTAAGCACGTTCGCCGAAAGCGTCTCTTTGGTCTCGATTAAAGACTGTGCGAGGTGCTTGGCGTAAACCTGACCGATCCGGATGTGGTCGCCGTCTTCCACGAGCACTTTGGTCAACGCGAAGGCCAAGCCATAAACGTTGTACACGTAGCGCTTCAGGAAGAGCACGCCGCCCTGCTGATAGGTCACCGGAGTGCCATCAGGCAGTTGGGGTGCGGCACCAAATCCGTACAGGACTGGTTCTTCGTGGTAATTACGAGGAATGCCTTGTTCCTCGCGGAAGACTCTCGACCACTCGTCCTTGCGTTGCTCGTAAATACCGTCGAAGCATTCGTTAAGGATAGGCTCGACTATCGACCGAAAGTCGGTACTGCGCATCGGGGCTGCCATTTCTTAGCCCTCCTTAGATAGCGTTAGAAGCGGCAACGTACTGGCTCTTCGAAATCTGAGCACGTACGATGACGAAATTGTCGCCCCAGGCATTGTCCGGGTACGGCGCGATGTCGATAATACGCATTTGTGCGTTGTTACCGGAACCGGCGAGCGTGTTGGACAGTGTGCACTGCGAGAGACCCGTGGTGGTGGAACCCGCCGTAGTATTGCTCAGGTCAGCCTCATCACCGATCGAGGTCTGGGCAAGGGTGCCGTCAGACTGAATCTCGTACACGATGTTGGGGTCCTGGTAATAATAAGCGACGACCGAGCCTACCTGGAACGATTCACTGGCTGGCCAGTAATTCGAAACCCGGCGACGACCGGTAGAATCGGTCCACTCGACACCGGCGAAAGCGCCCAAGAAGGCGTCACCAGCGGCAGCGACCACGATGTAACCACCGGTGTTCATTTTCACGGGCTGACCCTTGAGAATGGTGGTGGCATAACCTAAAGAAACGTTTCCGGAAGTGGAAACGGCCTGAATACCGTTGGCAAGCGCGGCAGCTCTGTCCAGACCCGACGGGTGAAATGCTGGACGCAAGCCAAACGGAGCAGATGTTGCAGACATCGATATCTCCTAAATAAAGTATCCGTCAGTTAAACACTGGAACGGGACGTTCTTCATCCATGGAGGCAATGCCATCACCTTCGAGACTGCCGAGAGATCTACCGCGCGAATCTCGACCCAATTGCTGCTCAGCCTGAATTCGGATTTTGTCCGCTTCGTCCTGAGGAGCATAGTGGTGAAATTCTTCCATGATCCCTTGATAAATCTCTTCCGGGATCTTGTACAGTAGCATTTCGTTACAAGCGATAAAGCCTTCGTGTTCCCCTGCTTTTACTCGGTAATTCTCAAAGCCAGGAACTTCCTCGGGTTTTACCGGCGTGTAACCCATCCGCAATCGCTTGTGGATTGGATCGTAGCC